GTAGCACACCTGCTAAGTCACAGTCTCAAATAGATGCTGAGAAGCTGCAGGCCAAAAGTCAAAGAGAAGAAACCTATGAGAAGAAGAACAGACTACAAGCTCTGAAGCGCAGAAGGTTCGGTAAACAAACATTATTATCTGGCTCACCTAGTGGACTAGAAGACAAACTAGGAGTATAAGATGGGTTCAATAGCTAAGATATTCAAGAAGCCAGCAGGACAAATGCTAGCAGAAGCTGGTGCAGCAAAGGAAGTTCCTAAAGAGACTGCAACTAAGCGAGTAGAAGCAGTTAAGAAAAGAAATGCTGGTACTGCTGCAATCATCGGTAGAACTACAAGAGCAAGGTCAAGAGGTCGTTCATCACTTATATCAGAAGACCGTAGTAAAACACTAGGATAAACATGCCAAAGAATAAGAAGAGCAAAGCCGCAGTAGAGTCTTTTGTTAAGAGGTTCGAGTCTGCAAAGGCGCATCGTGCTACATGGGAATCACACTGGAGAGAGTGCTATGAATACGCATTGCCTCAACGAGAAGTGTTCAACAATGTCCAGCAAGGTGCGAAGAAGAACACACGTATCTATGACTCAACAGCATTGATTGCAACACAGAGGTTTGCATCAAGACTACAGTCAACATTGATACCACCATTCAAGAAGTGGGCGAAGTTATCAGCAGGTAGTTCAATACCTAATGAGCAGCAGAACCAAGTAGATGGTGAGCTAGAACAAATGACTAATACTTTGTTCAGTTATCTTAATCAATCTAACTTAGCAACAGAAGCTAATGAAGCTTTCTTAGACCTAGCAGTAGGCACAGGCGCATTGTTGTTAGAAGAAGGTGAGGGTGATAACCTATTGAAGTTCACTGCTGTACCTATCAAGCAACTCATACTAGAGAATGGTCCTCAAGGAACTGTTGAGACAGTATTCAGAGAGCATGGTGTACCAGCACGAGACATACTTCGTATCTGGCCACTAGGCACAGTATCAACACAAGTCAAACGAATCATCGAAGAGAAACCTAATGATTTGATTGCAGTGATTGAAGGCACTATCTACAACGCTAAGAACGATAACTATGAGTATGTGATTATAGAAGAGTCAACAAAGCATGTTGTGTTTGAAGACTACTATGACATTAGCCCTTGGGTTGTATTCAGATGGTCTAAGGTAGCAGGTGAGCGTTATGGTCGTGGTCCTGTTATGGCAGCACTACCAGACATTAAGACAGCTAACGAGGTTGTTAAGTTTGTATTGAACAATGCTGAGAAAGAGATTGCTGGTGTATATACAGCGGTTGATGACGGTGTACTTAATCCTTGGACTGTGAACACAGCACCTGGTTCAGTCATCCCAGTAGCACAGCAAGGCTCATTAGAGCAACTACAATCTGGTGGTAACTTCAATGTATCACAGCTTATTCTTGAAGAGTTAAGAAACAACATTCGTATGGCTTTGTATCATGACCAGTTAGGTCCAGTAGCAGGCCCTACTAAGTCAGCAACAGAGATTAGCATTAGACAACAAGAACTAATGAGTGACATCGGTTCATCGTTTGGTAGATTACAGAAAGAGTTTATCAACAAGGTAATCAAGCGTTCTATTGACATCTTGCAGCGTAATGGACATGTGCCAGACATCAAGGTTGGTAATCAAATCATTGACATTAAAGTTATCTCACCACTTGCTCAACAGCAAGACATGGATGAAGTTAATAAACTAGCACAGTTCGTACAGTTTGCAGGCATGGTGGGCGAAGAGGCATTAACTATAGGCCTAGACCTTGAAGCGTTCCCTGAGCATATTGGTAAGTTACTAGGTGTTGCACCAGAGCTTATCCGCAGCAGAGAGCAACGTGAAAAAATGAAGCAAGCACAAGCACAAGAAGCTAAGGCGATGCAGATGGCAGAGATGGCGATGCAGAATCCAGCGTTAGCACAAGAAGCAGCAGAGAACCCAGAAGTAGCAGATGCTGCAATGAGAGGTGAACTTGAATGATAACGGTAAAGAACTAGATGCTTTAATAGCCTCAGTGTTCAAGACAGCCAGTGGCAAGAAGCTAATGGAACATCTTGATGAGAGGTTTATTAGACAACCAGTATGTAACCCTGGACAAACAGAAGGACAAGGTTACTTTAGAGAGGGGCAGAATAGTGTCATTAGATTCTTTCAGTCCTGTATTAAGCGTAGAGAGAAAGGCGATTATTAATTATGTGGAGTAATGTATGAGCGAGCAAGAAGAAACAATATTAGCAGATGCAACAGCAACAGCAAGTGAAGCACCAGAAGTAGAAGCACCAGTATCAGAAGATGGGTGGATGTTATCAGAAGGTGTTAGCGGTGAGGGTGATACACCTGATTGGTTTAAGACTGGGAAGTATAAGACAGTAGCAGACCAAGCACAGGCATACGCAGGACTAGAATCTAAGTTAGGTTCGTTCACTGGCGCACCTGAAGATGGTTACAAGGTAGAACTAAACGAAGAATTAGGCTACACAATCCCTGATGATGACCCTTTACTAGGTCAGTTCGGTGAGTGGGCGAAGGAAGCAGGACTATCTCAGGATGCACACACTCAATTATTGAACATGTATGTTGAGAATACTGCTGGTCAGATGGAAAACCTTGATGTAGAAGAAGAGGTTAAGAAGATTGGTGACAACGCACAGCAAAGAATCCAAGACATTACCCACTGGGGTCAAGCAAACTTAGATGAGAGTGAATATGCTACTCTACAATCTATGGCAACTACTGCTGCAGGCTTCCATTTGATTGAGAAGATGAGACAAATGTCTAGGGAAACTCAAGTAAGCGCACCTGATACAGCTAAACCAGTAGATAGTATGACTGAACAGAAGCTTTATGAGATGATTGGTGATGAAAGATACGAGTCAAACCCTTCATATCGTGCTGAAGTAGAGGCTAAATTCAGGGATTACTATGGCTCTGCGCCCACAAATACTGTGAAATCATAAAATAACTACCCACAACACTTGTGTTTTGATATAATCGGGGCAACAGACACCCTTCTTTTAGGCCTGTATTGGTAGTTTAAGCACCTCTAAAGTGCTAGATTCAACCCTTACAGGCTACTTGAATCGAGAAAAAGTAAGATTAATTTTTTAATTCATAAGGAGAAGACATAATGTCTATCAATTTAAGTAGTGCAGCTTCCGCTCAGTTTGATGCTGAAGTAAAGCACGCGTTCCAAACCTCAGGTAAATTGCGTGAAGCAGTTCGCATGAGAGCAGGTGTTGTAGGTGATACTTACAACTTTCGTACTATGGGTAAAGGTTTAGCTAATCAAAAGGCTAGCCAAACAGATGTAACACCTATGGACATCACACACTCTAAAGTAGCTTGTACCCTTGGTAACTGGGTTGCTGGTGAGTACACTGACATCTTTGATGCTGCCGAAGTAAACTTCGATGAGCGCAGAGAGTTAGCACAGACTATTGCTGGTGCAATGGGTCGTAGAGCTGACCAGTTAATCGTTGATGCTTTATCAGCAGGTTCAACTATTTCTCATGGTTCTACGGGTTTAACAGTAGCTAAGATTACTTCAGCTGCGAAGACTCTAAATGATAATGGTGTTCCGATGGATGACCGTATCTTATTGACTTCAGCTGCAGGTATCGAAGACTTGTTAAATGAAGAGAAGGCTACTTCAGCTGACTATGCGACTGTTCGTGCATTGATGTCTGGTGAGCTTAATACTTTCATGGGATTCAACATCGTAATGATGGAGACTCGTGCAGAAGGTGGTCTAACATTAGCTTCAACAACTCGTGACTGTTTTGCGTTCCATAAGTCATCAATCGGTTGTGCTATTGGTTTAGACATTTCAACAGAAGTGAACTACATCCCTGAGAAAACTTCATGGTTATCTCTAGGTAAGTACAAAGCTGGTGCGGTTACTATCGACACAGCTGGTATTGTTAAAGTAGAAATCACTGAATAATAGGAGAATAACATGGCTTTCGATAAAAGCAATTTTGCTCGTATGAGTACCTCAGCTAACTCATCTATCCCTACTTTGTGGGGTTATTCAACTACAGATGCAACAACTGTAGTTGATGGTGCTGGTTATTTCAATAATGTTTCTGGTGATGTTCAAGTTGGCGATTTGATTATGGCTAACACATCTACTGGTGGAACATTAGCTAGTGGCATTTACCAAGTAAGCTCTAACGCCTCTGGTGTTGTTGATACTAACAACGCTTTAGTAGTTACTGCTACTGACTCAGACTAATATTTGAGTTGATTTAAGACTGGCCCTTCTCACGAGGGGTCTTTCTTAAACTAACTTGGGTTTTAATTATGTCAGCAGTTAAGAACTACACAGACATCGACATAGCATCTAATGCTTTATTGTTGATAGGTGAGAACACTATCTCATCATTTACTGAGGACTCAACAGCAGCGTTGATTGCTTCTAACTTATATCA